TAATGAAAAATCATTAATAGGATCAAATCCAGGAGTTAATCTTTTTGGATTAGATGTTCCTGCATATGAATATAAATGAACATCTTCTCCAGTACCATTATCACCACCACCTATGATAAATTTGTTGGAAGTTTTATCTACTGATAGATTTTGACCATAGTAAGCAAAACCACCATCATATGATGGTGGGTCTATTCTAACATTATTTGATCCATCAATATCCCAACGATAAACTGCTCCTCCATCATCAGGGTGAAATTGTGCTCCATACCATACATAATCTTCTGATGCAATTAATTGTTTATCATTTCCATTCCAACTAAGTTCAAATACGAAATCTAATGTATCATCCTTGACTATATCAATTCGATTTGTTCCATCCAGATCATATCTATAAATTTTTCCAACATAAACTCCATTTGCGTCTTCCCATTCAGGATCAGCAACAAATATTTTATTTCCTCCAATAGCAACTGCATCTCCATAAGTTCCACTAGCACCTGAAGTTGGATCAGATAGTCTTATTTCTCCAGTCCCATCTTGATCGAAGATATATGCATATTCATAAGCACCAACTACAAATTTACCATTACCTGCAGCAATAGGAAACTCACCAAAACCGCCATAGGGTGGTGTGTTCAATAAACCGTCTTGTACAATTTTTATTTCACCTGTTCCATCTAAGTTATGGATGTATACGTTGTTATTGTAATCACTAGTAAAAATCTTTCCATTATCAGCAGCCATAGCATTAGGCCAATAGTCATCGACGTTTGGAGCTGATAGTGTAATTCTACGTTCAAAGTTTCCGTCCATATCAAACACATATACAGCACCTTGTTCTGCATGAGTGCCGGTATAATAATTATCTCCTATTATGATTTTATTACTATCAATCTCAACAGTTGCTCCAAACTCTTCGTTACTAACACCATCAGGGGCATTGATTTGAGTCAATAAGTTTCCATTTAAATCATAAAGGTATGCTGCACCTATATAAGTTCCTGCTATTCCAGTAATCGAGGCGTCATAATCCGTGTAATACTTATTACCAACAACTATTCTATCATTACCAATAGCACTTGGTCCGAATCCGCCTTCTGAGTTTGTTGACGCATACCATCCACCACCATAAGTTAGATATGTTGGAATACCAACGTGTGCTGGAACCTCTGCAGTAGAACTATTGTATGAAGGTGTGTATGGGTTGGTGTATCCATATCCAACTGTACTGAATCCAGTATAACCAGATGCTGATTGTGGATCTGGACTTGTGACTGTTGTTCTTGTGCTTATGAGATTGCCTTTTGATGTTGTAATTCCTGTTGCTGTATATGTTAACAGGTAATTATCATAAGTATAGGACAATGCACCACCTGATCCACCACCACCTGATCCACCACCACCTGATCCAAATCCGTCAATAGTAACATCTTGAGTAGCTAAAACATTTCCTTCTATAACAATTGATTTTTTATCAGTTGGATCAGTGAAAAGAATATCATAAACATATCTTCCAGGTTTTATTGTTGCTGTTGTTGATGATGATAAAGTTAATCTAATTCTACCATTAACTCTGTCTACAAACGAAAGTAAAAATGTTGCTGTTGGATTTAAACTTTCTTGGTGTTTTCTTATCTGTGATGATCCAGAGTATCCAGTCAGATCCAATGGAGATCCATCAAGATTATCTAGATAAAAATCTCTGGAGAAATACTCCCCAGTTCTGATAGTAATATTATTGACGTAGACTGCCATATTATATGACTTTATTGAGTATTTATCAAGGGCTTGACAACAGTCGATTCCATGAGTAGAGTTGGTTTGTTAGGTTTGAAGATAAATATAGCTCATATAATAACATAGTATGAGTTATAGATGAATTATGAAAATCCTTGGATATACTTGGAACGAACTTTTGATACTGATGATGTTGGGGACTACTTTGGTTTTGTTTATCTCATTACCAATAAGTCAAACCAACGACAGTACATTGGGAGAAAGTATTTTTGGTCATTCAGAACACCAAAGGGGAAGAAACGAAAAGTAAAACAAGAATCTGATTGGAAAAAATATTATGGTTCTTGTCCAGAATTAAAAGAAGATGTAAAGAAATACGGCAAAGAGTTCTTCAGTAGAGAAATATTGAGTCTACATAAAACTAAGGGTAACTGCAATTTTGAAGAAACGAAACAATTGTTTCTCAATAATGTATTATCCGAATCACTTGACGACGGGTCGCCTGCATATTATAATAGTAATATTCTAGGACGCTATATGCGAAAAGACTATGGTAACTTTAGAATCAACACTGAAGAAGATTCATGATTGGTCCATAGATCGTATTCACCATTTGTCTGAAAATCATACTGAATCACTTAATAGTTTAGATGATGCATACGCTATCCAAAAAGAATTTTCTGAATGGTTAAATCCCAACGATACGGAACATGATGTAATTTCGCTTGAATACATAGGAGATGAAGATGGAAGAATCATCTAAAGTCTTTAAAGCAAAGATATTGAATAGAATCAAATATCTTACAAACCACGGAAAACATCTTGAAGCATCTGCTCTTTATAAAAAATACTTTGAACCATGAAAAAAATTATTGCCTCATTAATTGCTGCAGCAACGGTTGCTTTCCCTTCTACGATGGAAGCACATCATCATCATAATGACTCTATGATCGCACATCATCATGATGACTCTAAGATCACCAAGGGTTACAATACTATGGATGCTATGGGGTGTATGCTACTTCGCGAGTGTACCAAAGATGTCCACGCAATCGAAAGTATCGCTACTATTGCTGACGAGTATCCCGATATTAATTACGATATCGTTGCTGACGAGTTCCACTCAATGCTCCTTGCTCTTCAGCAGGTCGGAGTGGGGGTGTTTCTAGCAGATCAAAGATACTTCCCCAAAGGTCATCGTGGTGTCTATCATACTGTTGGTAATAACTTCTTTCTGAATAAGGAATATATGGGTAGTACTGCATACCTGATGCAGGTAATGAGACACGAGGGATGGCATGCTGCTCAAGACTGTATGGCAGGTTCAATTGAAAATAGTTTGATTGCTATTATCAAACCTGAAGATGAAGTGCCTATGATCTGGCGTGTGATGGCAGAACGTACTTATCCAGAGTCTGCTGTGCCGTGGGAAGCAGAAGCAGGTTGGGCAGGTCGCACTGAGAAGATGACTATGGAAGCACTACAATCCTGTGCTCGTGGTACAATGTGGACTGATTATGAACCCACTCCTATGACCCGTGAATGGTTAGTTGAAAATGGTTACCTTACTAAATAATATCACCCGATAAGGAAATCGGAACAAATCACCCAAGGCAAACTCTCTGATAATCCTTTAAGTCTTATAATGTAAGAGTTTGTTGTTGGACAACATCTATTTACATATGACACATTTAACAAGAGATGTGTTAATCAAGAAAATCGTTGCCAATGAAATGGTAGGTTGCGGTGGAACTGATTACCTTCAGTCTCTCAAGGATGCGTATCACAAATGGGAACATCAGGGAAGTGATGTACTCTGTCAAAAGTACAATCAAATAAACAGTACAAATATCACTGTTGAAATACTTGAACCCTAAATAAAGCTGCCTTGTATGCAGCCAATGCCAGAAGAAGTTAAGAAAGAAGAACCCAAAAAGAAGGGTCTTCTAGGTAAGATTAAGGAGGCAGCAGATGATAAGGAAGAACAACTTGCAATTCTCTCTACTTTTGTCCGCCTTGGTATTCTTATCTGGTCTGGTTCAATTCTCACTTTGGCATACATCAAACTACCTCCTGCACTCGGAATACCCGAACAAAAACTGGATCCGACATTCATCGCCAGCGTCTTCACCGGAGTTTTAGCTAGCTTCGGCGTCCAGACCGCTAAAAAGAATGGTGCTAATGGTGGTGGCGGTGGTGCTAGTATCACCAAAGAACAGATGGAGAAACTAATTGAGAAGGCAGCACAAACTGCACCACATCAAACTCTTCGTATTGAGCAAGCACCAGTTACCTTAAAGGTTGATACACCAGATTCTAAAGACTCTTACAAGATGTAACCATGAAACCTTACCTTAAGTGGACTGCCATTAGTGTTGGCAGCGTAATAGCAATTGCTCACGTTGGATTGTTAGGATACGTTGTTCGTCAACAACCAGAAAGGATTGTTGAAGTTCCGACAATTAATATTCCCCACGGTCCATACTCTTCATA